TGGGGGTTCAAGAACCTCATTTTTAGAAGAACAATGAAGGCTCTGCCAACCGCTGCCATGACCTGAGGGGACTTGAGACACACTGCCGTCTGCCTTGCTCGCGAAAGCGAGCAAGAACCACGTGACGGCATTGTTGTCCGGCAGAAGGTGGATCAACGTAGCCATTGTACTAGGCGAATGGTTACACAAGTATTTCCAACAATCCTTGATCTCACTGAGCCGCAGTGCGCCTACGCGGAATGTGTGCACAACACGAAGATTGCTATGGTCGAGAGGCACTATGCGAAGGTGCCTCCTGTTGTAGATTTGGAAGCCTTAGAGTTTGGTTTTAAGTACCTCAAGAAATTAACACGCAAAACCGGTTTATATCCCGGAGCTTTGATGCCATGGACACCTGAGGAGGTTGTTGCCACCCGAAGAGGTGGCAAGAAAGCGACTTATCAGAAAGCTTTCGATTCCCTCTCTGAAAAGAGTCTCGATAAGAGAGATGGCCATGTCAAAGTATTCGTTAAATTTGAGGTTGCACCCGCCAATACATTAATGAGCAAAGTTCCGCGGTTGGTACAGTATCGACCACCGCGCTTTGTAGCCTCAATAGCTCAGTATTTAGCTCCTTTAGAACATGCACTGTACGCCACAAAATTCAATGGCCTACCAATGTTTGCGAAGTCGATGAACACGTCGCAAAGAGGGGAAGCAATAGCTGAGATGTTGAGGGCAGAAGGCTTACTAGTTGGAATGGATCACTCCAGATTTGATAGCCATGTCGTCGGAGACCTCCAACGCTTAGAGCATAAGTTCTACTTGTGGGTGTATAAAAACGACCCGAAATTGCAATCAATGTTGGCACAACAGCGTGATAATAAGTGTTTCAGCCGCTCAGGCCCGTCGTGGCGGGCCAATGGAGGCAGGATGAGCGGAGACTTCAACACTTCCTTAGGCAACAACGTTATTAATGCTGTCGTTATGCTCGCGTTCCTTTTCCGTAATGGAGCGTTGGACGAAGCAACGTTGCTGCTTGATGGTGACGATTCAGTAATGGCAATTCCTCGCCGATTGTTTGACTGCTGGGATGTAGGAGTCTTTAAGAATTTGGGGATGACAACCAAAATAGAAGAAAAGACGTCCATAACGGAACAGATCCAGTTTTGTCAAAGCCACCCTGTCAAGACCGTGACGGGCTGGCGGATGGTGCGCGATTACCGGCGCGTGCTGTCCCGACTTCCTTATACAATTCGGTCATACCAGGGACGCGCTTGGCTTAAATATGCAAAAGCCGTGATGCATTGTGAGCGCGTTATGTCAGACGGTGTACCAATCCTTAATGTAATTGCTTCTTCTTTGGAAAGGGCATTAGCAAACGTTGATTTCGATGAGAGCTATTTAGACACGAAAATGTTGAGAAAGCTCGATAGAGAGAAGGCGTTTGTTGGGTTGAGTGTCACTCCAGAAGTTCGTGCTAGCTACAGTCTTGCGTTCGATATATCTCCTGAAGATCAAGTGGCTCTTGAAGATGAGATACGAGCAGTGGACTGGGGCAAGTGCCTACGTCTCCTGGTATAGGTGCGGAAGATGTCCAAAAGGCAAAATCCGATGCGCCGAAGAGGTGCAGGCCGCAAGGCCCTTAAGCCCAAGTCCAGCGTAGCAGCTGGGTATTCATATGGTCAGCTCAATGCAAGAGCGAATGGGACCATTCGAGGAGATGAGCTTGTTCTAGAGTTTACAGAACTTGCCATGACTTGTGTCGTACCAGCGTCAACAGCGCCGCCTCAGAGCACGCAATTTTGGCCTGGTGCATCCGGAATGACACGCCTCGACACGTTTGCGCAACTCTACTCGCAGTATAGGGTAGAGGCCGCAGAGTTAGAGTTCCGACCAGCGGTTGGAACTAACGTCTCTGGCATCCAAGTTACTGGATTTGCGTATGATGGTAACGACGTACCTTCGAGTCTCTCAACAGCAATGGGAGTCGAGCCCAGGTTCTCAGATGTACCGTGGGTAGGAGGGAGAGTACGTCTACCAGTGGATAGGCTGATGAAATCGAAGTGGCATTTCACAGCGAACGGCAGCAACCCGTCCGGTTTTAATACTACCGGATCGGTTTTCTGGCATGCAAGCGGTACAAATGGAGCAATCCTAGGTAATATCTGGCTGAAATATCGAGTCAGATTTTCAGGACCAACGAACCAAGTAACAACAATGAATGTTGCATCATCTACATTCCCGGCCTCAGGATCATCGTATGGGCTTGGACAAGCAGTGGCCAGCGATATGGCTAGCGCTGTTGTTTCTGCCTCGTCCCCAACTAATTGGACGGGGGATCAAACTAATGGTTCTATCAACTTGGCCATGGGAGGTGTCTCATCAGGCCTGGCAAGTATATTCCTAAAACCTGCTGCACCGCTACTTGCTTCGTTGGGATCAAATATCAATCCCAACCAATTGGTTGAGCTTATTGCTGAGTTCATGGGCACAACAACTGCCCCAGCAACAGGGCCAATAGCAACAAGCTGGCACCCGAACGGCGTTAACCCCAACACTGGGGAGTTCACCGTTCAGGACAGCATGCCATATGAGATTTTCGTCGATGGCTCAATTAAGGTATGTTACAGAATTGTAGACTACCTTGCCAACTTGGTTGGTGGTGAGCTGACGATTGCGCCACCAGGTGGTTCTAACACCTGGTTAGCTGGGACCCTGTTCAATGTAGCAACATGGATCCGGCCGTTCATTCAAATCTCCACGGGCAACTCTGTGTTACCGCAGATGAACCCAGTCTCTAGAGCAATCTATGAGAAACAACGTGATGATAAGCGTACCAAGAAGTCGCGAGAAGCAAGGCAGTGGGGAGGCCCCGATTCAGATGATAGTGATCTCGAGGTTATTACAGGGAGCCTTGCAAGTGCCATAATGGGCAATTGGCACGGGCCAGAAAGAAGGCTGGCCACTTCTCACAAACCACGCTAGATCCGTGGTGCAGCGTCTCCAAATAGCGAAAGCGGGGGGTGAGACTGCAAATCCAAAGTCCATATCGG